GAATTGAAGCGACACGGCAGGTCGAATTCGCAGCCGGCCTTGATCACTTCGGAGGTCGGCGCCGGGGTGATCGTCACGCGCCCGGTGGTGTAATCGACGGACACGCCGGAATTGAGCGGGACGTCGTTCTTCGAGACCAGCACCGTGCCGGCGACCGGCTTGTACAGATTCCGGTACGGCAGGCCGATACCGAGCGGCGTCGCGCCGCTGCCGTAGCCCTTGATCAACTGGTACACCCCGCTGGAAATCTTCGGCAGCACCCAGTCGGTGGCCGTCGGCGCCCCGGTGTGATTGTTGGTCGAGAAATCGTCAGCGCAGCGCACCCTAAAACCGGCGAACTTGCCGTAAGCGCGGTGGTAGAGCGCCAGCACCCGCGCGGCCAGGTCATCCCGGAGCAGCGTGTAATTGATCGTGAAGCGCCGGGCCGGAAACCCGTGGATCAGTCGCCGGTATTCGGCGCCGCCGGCGGTAGTGGTGATCTCGACGGCGTACTCGTCGGCGTAGCTCGCACCCATGCGCACATCGACCGGCAGCCGCTCTGAAAGGAATTCGGGCATGTCGACCTCTATGCAAAGCGCTGCGCGCGGCTGATCGCCGCGAGCACCTCGCGACCGACCTGGCCGCCCGCCCGGCGCAACTCGGCGGCGTTGGTCACACCATGGATATTGACGGTGACGCTGGTCGAGCTGCCGCCGCGCACTCCGAGCTTGCCGTCCGAACCGCGCGCGAGCGGCAGGATTGCTTCCGGCCCGGCCTCGCCCATCACGCCCGCGCCAGCAGCGAAGGCGAAGAGGCGCGGACTGTTGACGATCTGGCCCGAGAACCGTGAGAGGCTCGGCGAGCGATAGACGCCGCCATCGGCATTCGGCAGCAGGCCGCCGAGCATCTTGAAAGCGCCGCCCAGCAGCCCGTCACCGACGCCACCCTTGGCGAGATCGCCGAACAGCCGCTTGCCGAGATCGGCGGCGACCGCTTCGGCGATCATCCGCTGGATCGTCTCTCCGAAGCGCTTGAGCATGCCGCTCATGCCGTCCTTGAACGGGTCAAAAAGAAAATCGGCAAACGCCGACTGGATGTTGGTGGCGGCAGATCGGGCGAACTCGTCCATCACGTCGCTGGTCTCCTTCGCCTTCTCGCCCATCCGGATGAAGCCTTCGCCTGCCTGCGAGGCTGCGCGGCCGAAGGTGTCCATGCTGATCGCACCGGCGTCGAGCAACTCGACCAGGTGCGTCACTTCGGCGTCGAGCGCTTCGACCGGCGTGCGCACCGACTCGAAGACGCGCTGCCCTTCGGCGAAGACCGCCAGACGCTGGCGCTGCACGTCCGCCTCTTCCTCGGCCGCAGTCCTGGCGGCCTTGATCGCGTCCAGTGTTTCGGCATAGCCGCGGGCAATCTCCAGGTTCGCCGCGGAGGCCGTCCTGTATTTCCCGTCGGCAATCGCCGCCTCGAGCTTCTCGACCTCGGAGAGGTTCTGTGTCGCGCGAATCTGGTCGCGCAACTGATCGACCAGGCGCTGACCGTCATCGATCGCCTTGGCCGCGCGGCCACCACCACCGCTCTTGACCTTGGGGACGTTGAAGTTGGGAGCGGCACTCTTGGCCGGCTCTGCCAACTCGCGCCCTCGGCCCTCATTGCTGTAGTCGCTGAATGCCTGTCCTGCAGACTTGCCCGCCGACATGACACGTGCCGACCACGCGTCGATCGCTTTACGGCTCTTCTCGGCGTCCTCGCGCATCGCTTCGCCGATGTTCGCAAAACCCTTGAAGTCGAGTTTGGCCAGGGCGGCGAGTTGCGCCGCCATGCCGCCGATCTCGGTGCCGATCGACTTGAATACGTAGGCCACATTTCCGCCCACGACGATGATCGCCCGGAAGGCGTCCGAGAGCGGACTGAACGAACGGCTGGCGCCGACGCCTTCTTTGGCGATGTCGACCAGCGAATCGGCCAGTTCGTTGAGCACCGGCAGCAGCTCGGCTGCGGTCTGCTTGGCGATCGATCCGAGCGCGGCATTGACCCGCGTCATCTGGTCGTTGAAGCGCTCCGCGGCCTGCGCGGTTTCCGTCGAGATGACGACGCCCAGCCGCGAGGCCTCGTCGCCCATCTCTTTCAAGCCTTGCGATCCGGCGTTGAGCAGCGGAATCAGATCGGCGCCGCTGCGCCCAAAGATCGCCTGCGCTAAAGCGGCCTTGGCGGCCGAGTCCTCGTAGCCGGCGAAGCGGTCGGCAACATCGTTGAGCACGTCGCCCGAGCTGCGCAACTGGCCGGAAGCGTCTATCACCGAAACCCCGATGGCCTTGAACGCATCGGCCACTTCACCGCTGCCGCCAGCGGCTTCGGCCATGTTCTTCGAGAGCTTCTTGAGACTGGTAGCAAGCGCGTCATTGCTGACATCCGCCAGGCTGCCGGCGTATTGCAGGCGCGCAAGATTCTCGACCGTTTCGCCCGTACGCTGAGAGAGTTTCGACAGGCCGTCGGCGGCGTCGATCGACGACGTGACCATCGCCGCCATGGCGCCAACGGAGAACGCGCCGGCAAGACCGGCGAAGGCGTTGGCGATGACCGACGAGGCCCCGGCAAACGCGCTCTCCATGCGCTTCGCGCTCCGCTCGGCCAGACCGGAAACCCTACCGAGGTCGCGCTCGATGTTCGCCAGCTTGGCGATGATGTCGATGGTCAGCGTGGCGAGGGCCATGGTTCAGTCGTTCCCTTGGGCGTATTGGTAATCGCGGATGGCGACGAGTTGGGCAATGAGTGCTTCGGGGTCGGAAACACCGAGGAGATCAATCACGATCGGTAGCGCCGACCAGTCGATGCCGCCCATCAGGTTCCAGGCCTGGACCGCGGTGGCGATGGGCAGCGGGGTGGTCTGATTGCCTGGCTGAAGTTGCGCCGGAAGATCGCGCGCCGCCAGCCAGGCGCTCAGTTTTTTAGCGCGTCCTCGACCTTCAGCACGTGCGCCTCAAAACCCTTGACGACCGCGTCGGCGATGCCGGCGAAGAGGTCGGGGCGGTCCGACAGCCACTCGGCACAGGCCTCCGCGTCGAAGGGCAGCGGATGCGGGTCGCCTCCGGGGATCAGGTCGCCCTCGGTGACGTTCTCCCAGCCGATCACCAGCGAGAGGATGCCGCGCGCGGCGGACTCGCCGCGGATCTTCTCCTCGCGTTCGAGCGGGGTCGGGCGCAGGACCGTGAACACGAAGCCACCGGTCTCGACACGCAGCTCGCGCGCCTTGCGGATCTTTGCGGAGAGGGCGCTCATGACGCGTAGTAGCTTGGGGTGCCGGACAGGGTGATGACCGTCGGCGTAGTGACCAGCGCCTGCGCCTGGCCCCCCGGCAATAGCTGGCCGGCGGGGTAGCCGTTAAAACACATGATCGGACCGCCGGCGCCGAAGGTGAATTTGACGGCGCGCTTGGTCTGTGTGTCCGAGGCCGCCTTGATCGCCAGCAGACCGGCGTCGCTGATGTCCCAGACGTTGGTGAAGGTGTAGACGCCGGCCGTCGGCGTGCCCGGGATCTGCGTTTGTTGCGCGGCGTGAATGGTCGTCGTCGGGATGAAATCGAACTCTCCGCCGGACGGACTGACTTCGGTCGCCGTGGTGACGCTGACCCCGAAGGTGATCTTCTGCGCGCTGCCGCTGGTGAAGGTATCGAAGAGCGTGGTATCGATGCCTTCGAGGGTGAAACCGGCCCCGGAGACCGCCTTGACCCGGGCCACTCGGTCGTTCAGTTGCCACATGCCGTCGACGGCGAGCAGCACGAATTCGCCATTGGCGAGGGTGTTGGTCGCGGAGACGACACCTTCCGCGGCCTTGGTGACGGCGGTAATCGTGATCGCGGCGCCCAGCGCCGACTGCAGGGCGACGGCGACGTTCGACCACTTGCGGGGATTGGACATGATATTCAGCTCCGAGAAAAAAAACCCGCCAATCGGCGGGCGGGTGACCAAGAGGGGAAGGCTCAGAACACGTGCCACCAGTCGACCTCGACCGTGGCGGACTTGAGATCACTCTCCGGGTCGATGCCGCTCGACCGATCGGCGACACTGACACCGGTGGCGGCCAGGGCGTTGGCGACTTCGTCCGCCACGGCATCAGCCGCAGTGCGTGTGGGCGCCCAGGCGCTGACCTGAAAACGGACTTCCTCTGCGATCGGCTGGCCGTCATGGATGGTGCTGACTGCGGTAGTGCCAGCCCGCTGGTACACGACCGCCGGCAGGGGATTGCCCTCGGGAATGGCGTCCGGAGTGATCCGGGTATCAATCAGGGCAGCCAGCGCGGCGCTGGCCGACAGGGCGGCATGCAGTTCGGTTTCGGCGGACATCAGTCACTCCCCGTGTTGAGCCGGTGGATCTCGGCGGTGGCCGAGACGATGAACGCTTCGGCGACCTGCGGCAGCTTGCGGCTGGCGGGGCGCAGAAACGGGCGCGCGGTCAGCTTGCGCGTGCCGAACTCCAGAAACCGCCAGTAGTAGGGGTCGTTCGGGTTATTGGCGCCGGCAGCGCCGAGGCGTTTCTGGCGGGCGCCGCGCAACGGCCGCACACTGACGAAGACGCCCACGTCGCCGGCCCGTCGCGCGAACTTCGAGGTGCGGATGCTGATCGCGCGCTTGACGGTGCCCGGTCGGTGATTGATCTTCCGCGTCTGCCGTACCGGCGCTGCCAGGCGGGCATCGTCGCGTACCAGCCGCGCCGACACGCGCACCGCCTTTAACAGTCCCTTGCGTCTGAG